GGTAGATGCCGTGGATCATGCTGGTGACACGCCGAAGGCCTTCACGGGTATCGCAGTTCGATATCTGGGTTCTGTACCACTGCTGCAGCTCGTAGTAGTATGCAGCAAGGCCGGTGGTACCACCAGGGTCCACGCCGATCGTGACCTTGTAGTTATCCATTGATCCTCTCTCCGAAGAACTGCTGCCGCTCGCTTTCGTAGGCGGCCCAGAAGTTCTCTTCGTTCTCAAAGATGGTGTCTGGAGCGTACACACCAGGAGCGATCAAGCGTCGTCCGAACGACGCACCTTCCTGATAGAACCAGAGTGCTTCCCAGAGCACGCCTGATGCGTTCTTGTTCCATGTACGTGCAAGTACCTTCAACTGAGCACCTCCATCGACTTTAGCCGCTCTGTGGGATGTGAGATACGTCCGACGGCTAGACTCTAGTTAGACGAAACTGCATGGCTTTCTACTTAGGCGGTAGATTCCTCTTGTCTCTTTAAGGTCTAGATAGGTTAGACCTTAGTTAGACTTCACCGTTAGCCTAGCGTAGTGCTTGACTCTCTTCTTTTCCTTCCAGGTCTCAAGTTGGTCCTCGTGTCTGTAGTCCTTGTTAGGGTCGTAGCCCACCATTCGACGTAGGCTTTCTACTTCGGTTGGCGAGAGCTTAACACCCTTCTCGCGGGGTGCCTTTTGAGCATTGACGGACTTTGGTGGTAGCGGATGCTTGCCCTGCGCCTGCCGCTCGCGACGCTTCCTACGCGCGTCGACATTTGCCTTTGCCTGTAATGCCTTACAGGCAGCACACCGACACTTATGGTTCTTGTAGCAGTTCAGGCTAGGGTGCTTGTGTGGCCACCCGCCACGTTGAGGGGAACCTACTTTGGGTGGCATCAGAGGGACTCCTGCGTCTCCAGTCTCTGTTCGAGCTTCACGCGTGCATCGGTCATCTCAGCGATGCGGGCGTCAAGTGCTGCAAGGCGACGACGGATGGATGCACGTCCTCGAACCCTGACGACGATGTTCTTCGGATCGAGGTTCGTTCGATCGCCGTCGCCGAACGTTGCGTACTCGTTGTCGTGAAGCTTGCGGCCGAGCTTGGTCTCAGCCATGATGCGATGAACGAGCTCCCAGCCGTATTCGGTCTTCCGGTACAGGTAGCCGTTCTTGGAAACTCGTTCATCGCCGACGTTTGCAGCTATGCCCCTAGCCACTCCTTTACCTCCTTCAGTATGTGGATGATACCGTCCATGACCTTGTTCAGGGCCTTAAGCAGAAGTACCATTACAGGTCACTCCTTAGGTAGTCCGTGTCCGATCTGATCCTTCTGGAAGTCGCGTTGCTGTACTTCGCTCCAACGACGTCGGAAGATGTCAAGCAGGTCGACATCTTCTAGGTCAGCGATCTGGAACAGCTTGATGAGAACATCACCCATCTCCTTGCGCATCTCGATAGTCCACTCAGCACGAGTTCCACGGACGGCTTGAGCACGCTTGAGCACTGCCCGACAGAGTTCGCCGACTTCTTCAGCGATGCCCAACGTGGACATGACGATGTCGGAGCTGGGAAAGTTGTGTCGAGACCACTTACCAATGGCGAGCTGAGTCTCATCGAACCAATAGTCAACTTGCGCTGAGTAGCTCACAGATCTCCCCAACTCTTGCCGATGCTGATGTCTACTGGGAAAGGAACATAGTCGGTAAAGTGTCGACCTTCGGCTGCCATGGTCGTACTAAGTAGCTGTCCCACTTCCTCGGTACGGTCTCCATGACACTCAACAACGAGAGCATCGTGAATTGTGAGTCGAAGGAAACCCAAACCACGTAGCAAGGGTCGCACGCGAATAAGAGCGGATAGGCAGATGTCACTTGCAGTTGATTGCGGCAGATAGGACAACGCTTCGTTAAGGACATCTTTTTTGTTCTGGTCGGTGATGAGCCAGAACCGTCTGCGTCGTCCGAAGGGTGAGACAAGAGGTTCTCCCCTCAGAACTTGGCTACGTATAGCCTCTTGCCATTTGACAACGTTCGGGATGAGCCCGACGAACTCGTCGTATCGTCGTTGCGCTTCACGAGGGTCAAGGCCGTACTCGAGCCCGATCGAGTACGCTTCTCGGCCGTAGCCGATGCCGTAGAAGAACGCCTTCGTCCTGATGCGCTCCTCTTTACCCCATTGACCAACTCCGTATAGCTGATCGGATAGCTCGTTGAAGAAGTCGTAGCCCTCCTCGTTACGGCTTAGGATCTCTCTTAGGTATTCATCCTGAGAGAGCGTAGCCATGACGCGAGCCTCGGCCTGTTTGTAGTCGCACTGGATCAGTACGTGGTCAGGGTGTGTGACACCAAACTGCCGTCGGATCTCCTTATCACGAACAATGTTCTGCAGATTCGGATTCCGACTTGCCAGTCGGCCGCTTGTCGTTCCGTGGAGAAGGTAAGTAGTGTAAATACGTCCGCGGTAAAGCCGTTTGCGGATTCCAACGATGTATGTACTGTAGAGCTTGTGTTGGCGTCTGTACCGAAGAAGAACTGATACAAAACGCTGTTTGGCACTCCCCTTAGGCAGTCGCTCGAGCAGGAACTCGAGTGTTTCCTGGTTCGTAGACTGAACGTTAACACCTTGTGTCTCCAGGTAGAGTTTCACCTGCGCCGGTGAACGCGGGTTGATGTGCTGCATTGGACCGTCGTCTAGATGACCTGTCGACTCCTTAACAATCTGGTCCAGTTCCACCTCGATCTCGTTGAGCCGTTCGAGGTATTCGGACTCGAGTCGGCGCATATACTCTCTGTCAATTGCAATCCCATTGAGCTCGAGGTACATGAGCTGGTTGGCTGCTTTGACCAAAAAGTCATGGACTCCCCGGAGCCCTTGTCGATGCATGCTTTCAGTGAACAGCTCGTACAACTCCCATGTGCATGCAACGTCGTACGCGTTATACCGGTAGAGGATTGGCCGAGGAATATCTCCATAATTTCCTCGGCGAGGCACGTACTTTCGAATTTCCTCATCGTACTTCGGAGCTCCTAGTTTCTCGACGGCAAGAACTTTAAGACCGTGCTGGCCAGGCCGCTCATCGAGGACATAGCTGGCGAGCATGGTGTCGAACCAGAGTTCGAGGCTTCCGAGCTTTGGCCAAAGTCCGGCAAGGTCAAACTTGCCGTTGTGTCCGATGAGTCGGTGGCTTCGTAGGAGTCGCCGCAGTCCATCGACCACGTCGTCGTCGGCAAGTGCACGCTCACCCAGAACCACTGCCTGTCCTCTTGCAAAAGCAATTCCCACGCAGAGAAGAGAATAGTTGTTCGGATGGTCGAAGGCCTCGTCCTTGTCAAAACCGACTTCAATGTCGATGACGAGAGGGCCTTCAATTCGCTCCAGCTCAGCGATGACGGCAACCGCTCGATCCGGATCGTCAAATATTCTCCACTCAGGTTCACGCCAAGGCTCACGGCTGGTCTCCCTTACCTTACCAATGTCGCTAACGAGGGACGGGAACGCGTCAGCGTTACGGAGACAGTACGCGGGGTGCCAGGTAGGGATAACTCGCACATCAGGTTGTACAGAAGCATCTCCCCAGCTACGCGCAAGCCACGCGGCGGGCTTCCTTGGAGGACCGACACGTAGCGTGGTAATTGTCCCCGGATCGTCCACCAGTAGCGTTCCCGCGGTCCCGCCAAGAGCAATAACGTCGACTGCGTCATCGCCTGCGAATTGTCGGATCTCGTTCGCGAGACGAGTCTTACACGCAACCACCGCCGCTTTAGGAGGAGTAGCGTTATCCGGAGGCCTACATAGGCATGCATTGGTCAGCATCACTTCCTTGCGTTCGATGCCTTGGTACTTGAGTACGGTGTTGAGGAGCTTGCCTGAGGGTCCCGAGAAGGGCGAACCGAATTGCGTCTCAACGAACCCTGGAGCTTCTCCAACGATTACTATCTTTCGTTCGCCATTGGAAAGAGGCCGCCCTCCCTGTGGGCGTTTGGTTGGGGCATACCCGGCGTCTCGCAGCGGGCAGTGCTGACAGTCAGCGCCGGACGCTTCAGCCTTCATCGGCACCAACTCATAAACGTCTCGATGTTCGAAGCTAGTAGGCCGGCGTCGTACTTGCGTGGCGCTTTGAAGTAGTCGTGCCGACGCCTTGTTAGCTCGCCACGGCCTGTTACGTTGACGGCCGTCATGGCGATGCCAGCTTCGGTGAACTTGTACGGTTGCGCTGAGTCCATCGATCGGATCTCAGGAGG